CCCTGCAGCGGAATCCTGTTCATGTACTGCATGAGATCTCCCCGAATGATCGCCGGTCAGAAGACGATTCCGGCAGTGGCGTTCTTCACCAGGCAGACAGCGAAGGCGGCCGAGGTGAATCCGCCGGTGGTCGTTGTGGATGCACGTACGTACTGTCGGATGGTCGCCGTGTTGGACAGCGCGATTCTCTGTCCCTGCCGTCCACTCGTCACCTGAGAGAACGTGAAGCTGGCGACGTCCGCGAAGGTTGTGTTGTCGGCGCTGTCCTGAATTTTTACGGTGCAGTCCGTTCCGGTGAAACCGAAGACCTGCAGATAAGCCTGACCGCCAAAATTGGAAGATGCCAAGGTGTCGACCGACGATCCGTTGGTGGCTGCGGTGTCCGTACGGATTCCTGCAGTGAGGCTGATGCCCCATTCAAGGCCGTATCCATTGGCGTCCGCGGTCACCTTGAGGGTGAGCTTGCCGTCATCGGCACGCGTCATGTCGTAGTTCAGCTGCTTCCCTACCAGGGCGGCGACGGGGCCGCCGAGCGTAGTTCCGCGGAAGTACATGAGGTTCACGTCGGTGGTGGGAAGACCTGCGAGCGCGGTGTGCTCAGTGAACGTGATACCAGGGGTGTCCGGGTTGAAGAATGACGTCCATTCGATATGGCCGTCCCGGTTACCGCCGATGCGCTCGTATGCCGCCTTGTTGATCCCTGTGACGTCGATGAGCGCAGGACCGCCACTGATACTGTCCAGAGATGCCGTGTCCCCGGAAAGATCGTATCCGCTGACGTAAAAATTGTCGCCGAGCCCGGACTGCTTTGCCATTTCGCCTCCTGACTATGGCGACTGCGACCAGAGGTCGTCGATGACCAGTGGAATGCGTATGCTGAAAACCCGGAACTCTTTGCCATCCAGGTTCATGTATCCGGATCTGGTTTCCAGTTCTGTCCCATAGGCCCCGAAGATGTCGATCTGCCGAACCTGACCGCCTATCTCGAAGTCGCCGCAGTAAGCCTGCAACAGCGTGTCGAGAGCTCTGGTCAGGTTCGGGTCGATCTCGTCATACGGTTCCTGGTAAGTACTGGAGTACATCCGGAACATCAAGTCGAGCCGGATGGTGGTAGTTGCCAAACCGGATGTCTTGATCGGGCGAATCCGGTCGACCCACACTGCGGCAGAGATCCCGTTGCCGGGGGACTGCTTCGATTCGTGCTGGTTGACTGATTCGAAATACCCGGTGCTCAAAGCGTGCGAACAAATGACGTCCAGGATCCCTTGGATGTCCAGAGCCATACGAACTCCACGCTGTAAGGTTGTGTCAGATCAGGCGTCCACTCGACCGGTACTCATTGAGAATCTTCCGCGCGATGCCGCTGCGCCTCCGCTTCAGCGTTTCCTTGGCCCGCGAGAGCGAGTGGTAGCCAGGGAAAATGCTGTTCGGGAAGTTCCGGGATCCAGTTCCTTCGAGCCATGGCCCGTAACGGATTCCATGGTCGTCCACGCGGTAACGCGTCTCGCTGATTTGATGCTTGTCGACGCGCGTCCAGTAGTACGGAGTGGGGTGCCTGATCGAAGACTCCAGGTAATCTTTCCAGGTGTCTTTCGCGGCTTCCGCCAGCGCCTCGGCCACATCGTGCTCGTAGCTACGCACATCACGCTGCATACGGCCGTCACTGATCGGTCCACGGACGCGGGAACGGAAATCTATCTCCCACATCAGATCCCCCTATACCGAGCCTGTCGGCCGTAAGCGGAGTACACCGAAGCGCGCAAGTCCTGTATGGCTTCCATGCTCGCTGCACGCTTCGAGGTTCCGCCGAAGTTAGACGAGGCTGACATGGTTCTGAACCAACCTGTCTGCTCCTGCATCACTTCGTGAATCGCCTCGGTGATGTTCAGCTGCATGATTGCTCCCGGTGCCTCCCACCGGAGTACGGAAGCTCCGCTGAGGTGTGACGCTGCAGTGGAGCCGAACGCGCCGCGGATGACCGTGAAATTGCGGGGTGCGTAGATGTGTGTGGCGGCGGCATGCGTTGCGAGCACTGATCCGTCGAAGCCGCGGACCACCGTCAGGTTGTTCCCGGTGATGTCCGAGATCAGCATGCTCTCGGAGTCGATTTTTATCGTCTCGTCGATCGCGAACTGCGTGCCGTCTGCAACAGTGACAGTGACGTCACTCTTGGCGTTCGTCAGCCCAGATCCGCCCAGGGTCTGGCCGGTGTCGACTTGAGTGCGATCCTTGACGATCATACGTTCGTCGTCAATCCGGATAATGGACCCGACGCCCGTCTCGGAGGCCGAGGCTGGATCCATCTGAACGATCGTCTGGGATGTGTCCATCGACTGGGCAGTGACCCCGACTGTTGTGGAGTCGTCGGTGTATCCCCACAGCCCGGTGATGGCGATCGAGCGCTGGAACGTTGACCCGGCGCTGAGCGCCGAGGACGTGCTGATGTTGACTTCCAGACGATCGTATGGAGGCCCGACCCGGTTTGACTCCAGGTTGTAGTTTGTCGACGGAATCGTGACACCACCGGATACCAGGTTGCTGACTGATATCAACTCGGTGTCGTCGAGCCACAAACGCCACGGAACGGCTCGCTGAAAGTTCGGCCAGTCGAAGTAGTTGGTGGCGAGTCGCGGGTAGAAGATCCGATGGCAGAGGCCCTCGATTCGGCGTGCTCCCGAAACGAGGGCCCTGTCGATGTTCTTGTTGATACGTGCGGTTTCCCCGATGTCCAGGGCCCGCTTCACCTGCTCACGGGTGGCGTAGACGCCAGTTGTGATAGTCATCTGACCTCTCCACCCGCCCCTTCGTCAGATGAGTCGTGGCTGCTGCGGCCAGCGATAGTTGCCCAGGGGACAGAACTTCCCGCCAGGCTCACTCGGCGGAGTGTCGCGCAACGGCTCGCCGTCGAAAGGGCAGGCCAGCGGAGGATTCGTCCGTTCCCACAACTTGTAGGCCATCGCCTCGGCCTTGATGCTCGGAAGCTGCCACCAGGACATGGATTACTCCGCCTCGTCCTCAGGCTCGCCGTCAGACTCCTTGAGGCGCTCAATGATCTGCGCCTTCGACCCGTACGAAGGGACCTCGCGCTTGGAGGCTTCCTCACGCAGCTCGGCAAGGGTCATGCCGTCGTAGTCGACGGTCTCCTCAGCCTCAGTACCTTCGTCCTTGGCGGGAGTATCGTCTTCATCGGCGACCTCTTCGCCAGAAGTAGGGAGCCCCAGGACGTCCTCGGCTACGTCCTGGGGCTCGCTCGCGTCAGAGGCCGGGGAGACGTCCTCTTCGCGAGCGTTCGTGGCACCGTTGTGAACGGTGATCTTTGGCATTGGCTCCTCCTCGGGCGGCCAGGTGACCGGCACCCGGCTACCGCACGAGGCGCAGGCCAGTGTCGGGATTTCAACAAGGCCGGACGAGACATTGGTCAAACGGACCGTCCAGGGTCCGCGGCCACATCCGGCGCAGGAGAGCGAGATGAAGAGAGGGAGTCGTCGGGTGACGACTCCCTCTTCCGCGTAGTTACTGCTGCCGCAGTGGGGGCATGCAGCCAAGTCAAGCGCGTACTGCGTGGTGCAGTCGGCGCACGTCCTCACAGACATCAGTTACTCCGAGGGTTGTGAAACGGGGTCAGGCAGCAGTCACCGAAGCGCCGTTGTCCAACGGAACGTAGGTGAGCTCCCACTGGATCGCTCCTGTGGCGTCAGAGGCGGAGACGTTCATACCGAGCGTCCCTGCTGCCACGATGACCGGAGCGGTCTGGCCAGTGACACCGCCGGAACCACTGCCAGAGACGTTGAGAGCGGAACCCGTAGCGCCAGGAATGGAGTACTGGGTGCCGACCTCGTCGCCAGTGATGGCGGTCGCGGTGCACAGGTCGTTGGCCGACCCGACTGTGGGGGTTGCAACGACCTTCAGGTTCGGGGTGGTGCCAGCGATGACTGTGGTCACCTTTCCGACCAGAGAGGTGACGACCACACGGCCACCGGACACAGTGAAGATCGTGCTGGTGGCGTTCTGCGGGACCGTCTTGCCGGAAGCGTTGGCAACCTGAGTGCCAAGCTCCATGGCGCGAAGCTGATCGCCCTGGATGATGGTGGTCATCTACGTCACCCCATCTTCACAAGGTTGCTCGGCTTGCGCATGACCATCAGGTCGCGGTGGATCGCCGTAACGGTACCGGCACCAGTCGAAGTGACCTTGACGTAGCTGTAGCCGTCGTCCAGCGAGGACATGTTGACCTCGAAGACCACCGCGCTCTGTGCCGCAGCGCTGGTCGTGGTGACGGTCGCAGCCTTCGCCTGGGTCTGCTTGGTCCAGGTGTCGGAAGCGTTGCCAGTGGAGGTGAAGTAGGTGCTGATGACCGCAAGGTTCTGCGCGCCAGTACCAGCGTTGTCCTTCGCCTCCTGCAGCGTGTAGGTGTCGCCAGTCGAGGCCAGGTAGCCCAGGAAGGCAACACCGCCGACGTCCTTGAGGTTGATCCAGACGCCGTCGCAGGCGGGCTGCACGTTGAACAGCCGCCCAAGAGCGCTCATGGACATGAGCTGCTCCTTTCATGTGTGGCGCGAGTCTTGGCGCAGGGGTGCCAATGCCTGCGTTGCGATGCCCGGCGAGGGGTGTCAATGCCTCGCCGGGCATGAAAAAAGGGCCCTCGGCGAATTCCGAAGCCCTTCGCTTGTTCAGTTATGCGGTGCGTCAGCGAGTCTGCAGCTGCACGTAAGGCGAAAGGGTGTTGGTGCCCTGGTTGGGGGTGATCGCCGACTGGATCCAGGGACGGCCGTCAACACGCTCGATGAAGCGGACCGTGGTCTGGTCGTTCTGGAAGCGGTAGTGCGGCGAGGTGTCGGCCTGAATCGCCTGACGGTCACCGATCAAGTAGTAGCTCAGGTCGACGAAGTTGATGTCGCCCGCGGTGCCCAGGGAGTTCACCTTCTCGGTGAACACGACCGGGCGGCCGAGGATGGACATCGGGGCCGGGCCGACACCGTTGTTGAGCCAGATCGCGGAACCCGCGGTACCGATGGACAGCGCCATCGTGGCCAGCTCGGGGAAGGTGTCGATGTGGCAGATCCACACCGCCGAGTCCAGCGAGGACGGGAGCATCCGGGCGTACATCTTGACGATGTTCTCCCACACGATGGTCCCGGAAGGCTGGCCGGACTCCTTGTTCACGGTGACCGTGGCCGCCGAGTTCAGGAAGCCGAGAGGCTCGCCGACGCCACTGCCGCGGATGAAGGCAACGTCCTCGAACCAGGCGATGGCCTCGGGGAAAATCTCGTTGATGAACATCTGCAGCGAGATGATCGAGTCAGCGAAGAGCTCGTTCGGGATCTCCGAGTAAGCCGTCAATTTCTTCGCTTCCAGCTTGACGCGACCGAAGGTCGGCGAGGAGTCCGTGAGGGACGCGGCCTCTTCGGTCCAGTACGCGGTGACACCGCCATAGATGTTCGACGCGTTCGACGTGGTGTCGATCATCGGGAACGGAACGGTCAGCGTCTCCATCGGGACGACGCGCGCACGGCTACGGACCAGAGCCTTCTCCAGCGCGACGCGCAGGAGCTCGGAGCGCAGGTACTCAGGGATCAAGAAACCACCGTCGGCAGGCACAGTGCTGCCGAAGGAGTTCATGATCTCCTTGATCTTGTGCTGGTTGTTCATCGCGTCCTGGGTACGCGCGCCGTGCCAGATCGCGGACATGAAGTCCCGGACGTCCGGGAACATGTCGTCGAGCTTCGCACCGGGAGCCTTCGGGTTGTACTTGTCGGCAACGCGAGCGTGCTTCGAGGAGGTGGCCGGACGCATGTCCAGGCGCTTGGCGTCGCCCTTGGCGTCGGTCGAACCCTGAGCGGCCAGGTACTTGATCAGGCCGTCCTGGACAGCGGCCTCGATCTGGGAGTCGAGATCGCCGTGGCTGGCCTTGTTGAACTGGGCCGCATACTCCTTGACGAACTTCAGGGCATTGTCGCGCGAGGCGAAGACGTCCTTGATGGCAGAGCCATCGTTGAACATCTCTTCGAGTTCAGCGTCGTTGCGCGGAACAGCTGGCGTGGACATTACCAAGCCTCCTTCAGGCTCTTGAACACGTCGTCCGCGCTGGGCGACGGTGAATCGGTAAGGAAGGCAACAACGCTCGACCAGTCGTCAGCCGATGCCTTCGTGGACTTCTTGGAGCCGCCGTCGTTGTCGTCGTCTCCGTCCGGCTCGTCGTCGCCGGACTCATCCGGCTCCTCGTCCTGACCCGGTTCGTCCTCGTCCTCGTCGGGAGCTGGCTTGCTCTTCTTCGAGGCGTCATGGAAGTGCTCGTGCTCGTGGGCTTCGAGCTCCTCGTGCACGTGGTCCTCCTCTTCGCTGCCGCCTGAGAAGGCGTTCAGGTGCTTTCGCAGGTGTGCCTCAGCGGCTGCCTTCTCCTGAGCGGAGAGGCCCTGCGTCTGCGGGAGGCGGGCCAACGCGTTGCGCACGCCGTTGATGGAAGCGGCACCAGGGGTGCCGTCACTGGAGACGAAGTGGTGGGGCAGCTTGCACGCCGACTTGGGCGCTGCGCCGTCCTCGACCTGGTCCTCGTCGTAGTAGGCGTACATCTTCTTCACCGTGGCCAGTGGCACAGGCGAAGGGAGATGGCCCTCGTTGGCTCCCGCGTCCCATGCACCCGCCTTGACGGCAGTGGAGTGCGACGGGCAGGCGGTGCCCTCGACGACGGCCAGCTCAGCCTGGATTGTCTGACGGACCAGAGCTTCCAGGACGTCCTTCGTGATGACGTCCCCGACCTTGATGGTCAGCGGCTCGGCATCAGCGTGCGGTGCCAGCGGAATCCCGCCAGGGTGCGAGATGCCTGGCAAGAGCGGCTCTTCCTTGGTGGGTTCGCCGCCCTCGTCATAGCCGTCCTCACCGCCACCATCCTCGCCTTCGGCGACGAACTGCAGCTCGTCGTCGGTGTACCAGCGGTAGACGTCGGTGTTGTTCTCAGCCGTGTCGTCGTCCGGCTGGTCCCAGATGATGCCGTAGGCGTTGCCGTTGACGACGGCGATACGGCCGACGGTGTGCTCCGGCTCGTGCTTGACGATCGCGGCCACACGGTCGCCCTCGTCGAACTGCCGCATGACGTTGCTGATGTTCTTCGGAGTCGGAGCCTTCTCGCGTCCTGCATAGCGGAACATCGCAGCCAGATCCCACGAGGAGACGTTGCGCATCTTCTGCTTCGGCGACGGTGCAACAGTGGGGGCATCGTCCTGATCCGGCTCGTCCTCAGAAGGCTGCTGCGACGTGCCAACCGCATCAGCGAGACCGGCCGCCACCGCTTCCTTCGCGGTGTACCAGGTCTCCGCCTTCATCAGAGCGCGCCACTCGTCCACGGTGCCGCCAGCCCGGTCCGCATACGCTTCGGCGATGTTCTGGGACTGCTTGTTCAGCAGCTTGACCATGTCCTCCATATCGGAGGCGTTGCCGTAGCACATGCCGGACGCGTCGTGGATCATGAACTGCGACTGCGGCATCATCACGAGCTTGTCGCCAGCCAGGGCAATGATGCTCGCGATGGACGCGGCGAGTCCGTCCACGTACACCGTCACATTCGAGGGGTGAGCCCGAATGGTGTTGGCAATGGCGATACCCTCGAAGACGCTTCCGCCGGGGGAGTTCAGGCGCAGGTTGATGTTCTTCGATGTGATCTTGGAGAAGTCACCGATGAAATCATCCGCGTACAGTCCGAACCAGCCACCAATGTCGTTGTAGACATAGACGTCGGTTGCGTCCGGCTCCGTCGCAGAGTTGCTGATGGTATACCAGTCGGCCGCATTTTCTGGCGGCTTCAGGCCAGGCGGTGCCGTTGGAGAACGGCGCTGAGCCACGAGCTCGATCCAGCTCATTGAGTCGCCTCCTCGGGCGGCGATGTCCAGCCCCGATGAAGAGGAGCCCGCCCTGTGGGCTTCAGTTCTTCATCAGGTCTGCGTTCTTCTTCGATGTAAACCGGCGGTGTCGGCTCTTCGGCAGGCCGTTCGGCGTGCTCCTGGACAGGCTGTTTTCCGCCAGCAGAAGCAGCAGGGCGGGGCTCGGGGAGCTCGCGCATCGCGGGAAGCCCAACGGTGACGAGAATGTCTTCCGCTTCCCACAGCCCCGTGTCGGCCAGGTACTTCGCCGACTGCGCCTTGTTGAACAGAACCTGTGCCGAGATTTCGTCGTCTTCCGGTACGGGGTTCACGAAGTCGAATTCGAGGCCCTCAGCAGAACGCCCATACATGGGGAGCAGCAAGGTGTTCAGTGCTTCCTTGGTGCGCAGAAGGCGCGGCTTCGTCATCCACCGGGCGAACATGACCTCACCGGCATAGGCGTTGGCCTTGTTCACATCGTCGGTAGCGCCCGTCATGGCCTTCGGGAAACCGAAAGCCTCGCGAATCGTCTCGCGGGACGCTTCCTGCAGCTCGACGAACTGCATGTCGTCCATCGTGTACTTACGGTCGACCCACTTCATTCCAGCTTCGAGAATCGCCACGCGGTGTGCGTTGGCGACGCCCTTGTGGGTTTCCGACCAGCGTGCCTGGAACTGATTGAAGTCCTCGTCCGAGATGTTGTTCTCGGCTTCGATGACACCACCAGGAGTCGCCGAATTAAGGAAAAAGTTCCGGTTGTACTCGGTGGACAGATACCGGGCGTCCAGGTCGCCGAGGATCGACTGGACAGCACCAAGCCCGCGGTAAGGGTCTGATGGGTGAGGACGACGGAGGAAGATCACGTCCTCCGTCTTGAGCGGCACGTCCTCACCACCGGGACCGTGGTAGATGTACCCGGCCAGGAAGTTGTTGGAATCGGGTACTGGCTCCATACGGTCCGGTCGTACGAACCACAGCTCTTGGGGGAGTCCGAAGCGGTTCTTTACGATGAGCCAGTACTGCTCTCCGGTCAACTCCTCGTGCTGCTGGCACGACTCACGGAAGGCTGATCCGAAGAAGAAGGGGTTCGGGCGCTTCCACAGATCCAGCGCCGGATGCTTGGTGACCTCGACCCGCGGGTCCTGCGTTCCGGAGGTCCCGGGGTCGTACCGGCGGCGTCCGTCCTTGGGGACCCGGTACAACCGCCACTCGACCTGCGAGTACGCGGTGATAATCCGGTCGACGATCGCAAAGAGCGTGCCCACGCGCTCGACGGCCTGCATCTGCGCCTGCATGCCGCCAGTGGAAGAGGTGGCGGGCATCCATCCCCGCCTGCCCACACCACTGGGTACGTATGGGACAGGGGCCTTGTTCTTCAGGAAGGGGAGCGCGCCGAGCAGCGTGCGTGCCATGGACGCTCCTTACGCATGAGATAGAGTGGGGTTACCCGCTCGTACGTTCGAGAGAAAGAGACAGAAGTGACAGAAACGACCGAACTGCTGCTTGCCGACCTGCGACGCCTCAAGGGGCTGTCGCAGTTGGAGGTGGCGCGTCGCATGGGAGTGCACAAGGCGCGCGTCGGTCAGATCGAGAAGGACTTCCCGAACGTCCGGTTCAACGTGGTTCAGGCGTACCTGCGCGCAATCGGCAGGAACATCGAGCTCACCGACCCCCGCCACCCCAGCGTGCGCGCCGAGAAGATTGGATGGGGAGGAGGCCGTGATCACGGCGACAGGTCCCGTGTACGTGCTGAAAAGAACTAGCGCTCCTTCCGTGCACACCGGAAGAAGCGCTGTCACAAGCGTTGACTGCTCTTAACTTTTCCATACAGTCGTACTCAGTGGTGTCATCTCACTGGCTCGACGCGGGCCGTCCCATCCGGCCCACGCTATGGCGCGACGGCCCGCGACCGAGTCATCTGCCACCGAAGAAGTACCACTGCAAGACAGCGAGGGCGACACCGCCAGCGATTACACCTGCTGGAAGGTAGATCATCGCGATGCCGTAGGCGATCAGTGCGACGGCACCCAGGGCCAGGAGGCCGGAAGCGATCGCTGCGCCAGCATCCGGGTTCAGCTTCGGCAGAAGCGTTCTGCGCGTGTTCCGGTCGTTCATCGGTCCACCCGCTTCAGTGGGACGATCGCTGGCGGATAACTCTCAGCCTCGCGGTCGTATTCCTCCAGACTGGCCCGCAGGTGCTCGTTGCACAGCGGCGATACTTCGCCCGTGTCGGAATGCACCCACAGCGCCACGGCAGGAACGTCGTGATGCACACAAGACGCCTCGTACTGATCCCGGGGCAGCCGCATCTCCACGATGGCCTTCACGCGTGCTGTCCGCACACCCTCCAGGACGCGAGCGTGATAGCTCACGTAGTCCTCGTACATCACGCGTCCTCAGCGGCAAGGTCAGAAAGAACCCTGGTCAGCGCAAGATTGCACTCATGAACCTGCGCCGTCAGTGGACTGTAGAAGACGCGTTCGTTCATGTGCAGAGCGGCGTTAGCCTCGTTTTCCAGAGTCAGGTACTTCTCTGCCCAGACAAGCGTGTCAGCCATCTTCGTCAGCTCACGCACGAGGTCGGAATGTTCCATGATCTCCCCTTGAGTCACAGGAACCGCATGCGCGGTGTGACCCCGTTGTAGTAGGCCAGCAGCAGCGCGTCGGCATTGTCCGGGGACCGTCCGCACCGCTTGATGATGTCATCCTTCGGCTCGACCTGGATGCGGCCCTTGGAGTCCAAGAACCAGCGGGGCCACAGCAGTTGGGCGCACGCCGTGTCGGGGTTCTCCATCTGGGACAGGTCCCAGAAGCCGGAGGAGGAGAACTCCCGGCCGATCGTCCACCACATTTCGGCACGCAGGTTCACGAACTTCTTTTTGTCCCGCGGGTTCGCCGAAACGTTCACGCCGATGATCTGCGCCTGATGCTCACCGCGACGGGCCGCGTTGCGCAGCTCGCCGATCACACCGAAGCCGACACCGATCGAGTCGATCTTCACCTTGGTTGCGCCGCTGATCCTGAGTGCTCGCAGGACCAGCGGGGCTATCTTCTCCGGCCGGTCGGTGCGGATGCGCCACTCACGACCAGCCAGGATGCCACGACGTTCACGGATGACCGTCTCGTCGGATCCACCACCGACGTCCACACCCAGTTCAACGGGGGACAGGTCGGCGGGAGAGTACTTCGTCTCCGGGTCGATCCGGCAGGCGGCCACGTCCGAGGCGCGCACCACCGTATCCGCGGCGTCCACGGAGAACTGGCCGAGAACCTTGGAACGGTACAGGGCGTTGTCTTCGCCCCAGTCCAGCTTCTTCTCCTCGACCCACACCTTCGACACCAGCGACGCAGCCACTGCCTCACTGACCGGCTCGCCCGTGAAGTTCGGGGAATCGAAAGCGGAGATGCTCAGCGTGTTCCAGCCTGATCCCGGCTGGCACACCTTGAAGAAGTGCGTAGCCGAGTTGTCCGGGTTGCCGATCGCGAGGATGCGGCAGTCCGGGCCGGTGGCCAGCGCGTCGGCGGCAACCCACAACTGCTCGGGCACGCCGCACGCCTCGTCGATGACGACGAGCACGTACCGTGCGTGAATACCCTGGAAGGCCGATTCGTCCTGGTCAGCAGGCTTACGGCCGTAGGCGACGATCTCCTCGTCAATCAGCCATTCCGTCTGGTTCACACGGCCAGGCAGACCCACCGACTTGTGGAACCGGCGCACGTAGCGCCAGAGAATCGCACGCACCTGCGCAGTCGTCGGGGCCGTGGTGACCACGAACGCTTCGCCAGGCGGGTGGGCGTCCAGCCACCAGGAGATTGCCAGTGCTGCCACGTGTGACTTGCCGATGCCATGACAACTGTGGACGGCCGTACGGCGGTGATCCCGCACTGACTGCAGGATGTCCCGCTGTTTCGACCAGACCGCCTGCTGAAGGCGCTCGGTCACCCACAACTCCGGATCAGCCATGTACTTGGACTGCCGGGTCAGGGACTGCTTTCGGTCCACCGCAGCCTTGAGCTGTGCGTGGACCAGCTTCAGGCGCTTGGTGTCGCCTGTACGAACCAGCTTTTCGACGAGCGCCTGCATGGCCTCGACGTCCAGCCCGCCGAGGTCGGTCGTCATGGCTTCCTACATGGAGTGAGCGGCGTGCACGAGGAACGGGATCACGAAACATGTGAACCCGGCGGCCAGAAGCCGAAGACGGTCAAGAGAGGGAAGCGGCGGGCCAGAGAAGACCGCCAGTCCGGAGAAGATGAGGGCGAGCAGATAGCACAGAAGGTCCAGCACGATGTGCGCTCCTTCGAAGGCTTCAGCCTGCGTTCATGCGTACACGGCGGCATATCCCGCCGCGAGGAGATCGTCGTTGAGGTTGTGGCCGCCAGCCAGGACAGTCCCGAGCAGTCGTCCGTAGTCGTCGCTGTGATCCATCTGGGTCTGCAGGGTGACCATGCCGTCAGGGGCGTAGTGGGCGAACCAGTCCACGGCGTACGACTTGGCGGCAAGGCCCGCATCCGTTGACACCTCAGGGCAGTTGATCCTCGCAGCACGGATGCGGCGGCCGTGAATCCACACTGAGCAGCCGAGGTCGATGTCGAAGATCCAGGTGTCCCCGTCGACCACACGGACCAGGCGGGCCGCGTACTCATACATGCGGCCTCCACGGTTCAACTTGTGGGCACCGCCGGAATCAGCCAGTGCATGGGTGGATCGATGACCAGCGGCACCGAACGGGCCTGAATGCCAGCGGAGTCGGTGTCGATGAAGACGATGTTGCCGTCCCTGTCTGTCGGGTACTCCTCGTAGCGGATCTCCCAGATGCCAGGAGCGGACTCGGCGACCATGACGGTTGCGTCCACCGGCACAAGCCTCGGACTGACCCCGTTCATGCGCAGCCAGGTGCTGATCTCCGTGCGCCGAACCTCGGAAAGCTTCTGCCACAGCGGTCCGTCAGTGACCACCCAGTCGGCCATGGACGGCTCCTCGCGTCATGAACATTGAGACGGCAAAGCAAAAGCGGGCCTATGGGAAGGCCCGCTTTGTGGTGCTGACTTTGGACGGCTATACCGCGGAGTTGAAGGTGGTTGTTCCGCCCCGTCGCTGAGCTGCGGCTTCCGCCACCCATCCGGACCGCAGCGCGGCCTCGCGGGTGTTGATCGCCCCGAGCGGGGTGAGCTTGCGCGAGGTGTCGCGCCCGTCAGCCTGCGTGGCATCCTTGACAGCCTGTGCTTCCATCACTGCCCCTCTCTCGCTTTCTCTCGTCTCCTTCGGCGGACAGTCTTCACTATCAGGGACGGGTGCGCCACTTGGCATACGCGATACGCGCGTCGTTCCACCAGATCCGGCCGACGGTGTACTCCACACAGGCTGCCCAGGCCACGATGGGCAGGTACATCTTCGGATGGCCGTCCAGCGTGTAGAAGGCGTAGGCCGTCAGCAGCATTCCGGCCAGCATCAGCACAGAAGCGAAGGTGAACTGGGCGCGCAGTGTCATGCTGTCTCCTCGCTGAACGCGGGGGCCACGGCCTCTCGGGTGGCGTCGTCGGTGGCGTTGATCATGGCAATCAGCTGGGCGATCTCGCCGCCGATCTGGTCGGCCTCGACGGACAGGCGGATCTGCGCGTCCAGGCCCAGGTACTTTGCCCGGCGCTCCTTGATCTTCAGGATGCGGTCCAGGGCTTCGAGCACGAAGCGTTCGTCCTGGACGACCGCGCCCTCGATCATGATGACGCGTCCCTGCTGAACCAGCACGTGCTCGCGCCGCAGCGACTGCCACAGGTGACGTTCCATCTCGTCGAGGGACTGCAGTTCCTGCAGCCGCATCTCGTCGGTGGTGAACCGGTACACCGTGGTCAGACCGCGCTGAACGGCCTTGGCTGCGCGCCGCGGGTCGAACTCTCCCGTGATGGAGTCGCGCAGGTTCAGCGTCTCGGCGATCTCCTCCAGGGAGTGGCCGATCGCGGCGAGCCGGGACGCTTCACGGTCACGTTTCCAGGAGTGGTACTTCGGATGGCCTTCGGGGGCCTTCTCGGGGAAGAAGTCCTCGTCCGACTCGAAGGGCGTGGGCAGGTTGTCTTCGT